TAAGATGTAGATGTGTAAGCATTAGACCCTAACCCTAGAAAACCTCTAACCCCCGTTTGTGAAATAGGTCTAATCTCGTTTGCACCATTTCGCCCAAAAATAAAATCAGCATTATTACTAACTGAATCGCTCCATACATAACTACCAAGTCCCAATCCTAGGTTACCATTAATTACATCTAAGTTATTTCCGAAGCTATCTACCGTTAATTTTATTCGCCCCGATATTCCACCGTCAATAGGTGTATTACTCATTCTATAACTATCTGTGCCTATGCCTAGTTCACTACTAAAAAATACGCTGTTGTAAAAACTAACTTTCGTATTAACATCAACCCCTCCAGCGTTTAACCTAGCATCATCTATAATTAATGACTTACCCAAATCAGTTGATACATACGTGTCTTTTACTATTAATCTCTGATTACTCTCATCAAATGGGGAATTATGAAAATAAAGGCTCCCACCATCATAAACACGCCCGTCAGAAAATTTAATTAAATTGCAATTATTAATTATAAGGGTTTGATTTTGGTGTAAACCTATACCCATTGCAGCATTTTGGTGGCTTATAATGTCGCAATTAAAGAATTCAGTAGTACCTACTCCTTCAAAATCCATATGTACGCCATAGGATGGGATAGTGGGAAGCGTAACCACGTCTTCACTTGTAGCGTCAATGGTTAAATTAGCGAAATAGCAACCCCCAGCAGTTTCGATTGGTGGCGTGTAGTAATTACCTGTTTTAGTGGTAATGACAACACTACTCTTATCAACTCCTATTATAGCTACGTATTTCCCAACAGTATTTACAGTCTCTTCGTATATTCCCGAATGAACATATATTAATTGTTTGTTATCCTCGGAAGTTCCCAGAGAGTTGTTAACCGCATCTTGTATATTTTCGTAATCGCCCCCTTTTTTTGCCACGTGGATTACTTTAGTTTTTTTCTCTAAATTATCATATATTCTTAGGTAGTTATCAGGCTGAGCATCTGACACGGTTAATCTTATGTAGTTAGCGTTAGTAGTAGTTCTAAAAATACCATTAACAGCTACTGTACTATACCCCTCTATAAAATTGTAGTTTTCGTCATATATCGCAAATTGCTGATACACATCTGGATTTACTTTATACTGTTGATTTCCTTCTATCGCTATATAGTTGGTAGTGCTGTATAACGAAACATTGTACCTTTGACCGTCAAGAGCGTCAATATATGTATTAGCAACTAACGCATTGCTATCTATTAAATTGAATGTATATATAGATATTGGATTCTCATTTATAGCATCAACAGTTGGAAATTTTATGCCTGTACCATCAACGGCTAGGCTATTTTGTTTGTTTGCGGTGTTTTCTTTACTTGATAAGTCAATCTCAGTCCAAGACCCAGTACTACGACCAAACACGCCCGCTGCAACTACATCTTCAACAAAATCTAAATTATTGTCGAAATCAGATAATAAAGTAGGCTTATTTTTTATGAAAGCAGGGTTTAATGGGTCGTTTATGTCAAAGTCGCTTTGAGGTTTAATACTTGGGTCAATACTATCTAACTTAGCTTTGTCAATAGCTGAAAAATTAACGTCCGTTAAACTTTTACCTGTTACTTTATCAACTTTATTTGCGTATAATTCGTCAAAATTATCGTCTGACTTAACAAATGCTTGTCTTAATGGGTCTCCCAATCCATCATTTGCAAAACTGTAATTTATTTTCTTTTGTGACATTTAATAAAAATCTTTAAAATTAGTAGTCTCTTCATCTTTTTTTTCGCAGCTCCATTCTGGAATGCTTGTATTTTCCATAAACTTACGAAAATTATCTTCAATAGTCACAGCTAAATTTTTATATTGTTCCGCTAGCTGATAAGTTTTTTGTGTAGGTTGCCCATTTGCGACTGACAAAATAGTATTTCCGACATTTGACTGCTTTACCTCGTTGAATAAAGTAAAATAGTAAGCTGTATAAAATACGTGCATATCAATAATGTACTTGTCGTAAATTATCTTATAAATGCCTTGTAAATCAGCAAAATCAGTAGTTATTTTATCTACTAAAGACTGACCTAAAACCCTTGTAACGTCTGAAATTTGAGCATAGTAAATCTTTTGCAAAATAAGTTCATTATCCGTTGCACTACTTATTGATGTTGTAGCCTTGAATTGTTCCGCTGTTATAAATAATTTCGTCATACCGTTTCGTTATTTGTACTTTGTGGAACTTCTTCTACTTTCTTAAACTCTTCGAAATCTTCAAATTCTAAAACTACATTTACATCAATAAGTTTAAATAATTTTGTTAATCCATCTACAACTACTTTTCGCAAAGGATTGATATTTCTACGATACATTTCTTTTGTAGCTACTAAAATTTCATCAGCATTTGAGCTAAAACCGCTAGCGTTATTTGAACCGCTAAAAAGTATTTTAGGCGCACTATGAGCAACAATAATTTTTCTTTCGCATTCCTCAGCAAAAAATACATTTTGTTGGTTTAAATTAGGCGTTTCTACTTGGTCTATAGTAGTTGCGTCTAACTCATTTGTATTATAAGAAACTACTACGTGATGTTTTGGACTTCCGCCCGTATAATCTTCTTTTATTTTTTTTGCTTTTTCTTCTTTTACTTTTTCGCTTAATCCTTTTGAACCGTTGAAATTAATAACCGTAGTTATTTTATTTTCAAATTGAAAATGCGTTTTAGTATTTTGACCCAAGAAACCCTCAGCGATGCAATAATTAATTCCGCTAAAATAATCAGGTAAAGGGAAAAACTTATTCTTAGTAACCCTTTGAATTACTACTATTTCAATGTCTCCTTGAAATGTTCCGTCAAATTTCTTACAATGAGTTGGTCTATACGTTCCACTTCTTGACCAGTCCTCAGAGTGCCAATAAGAAATAACTCTAGGTTTTACCATTCTATCGTCAATCTCAACCGCTAACTCTTCAATAGGCACGTATTCAAATCTTAAAATTTTACGATCTGTTTCTAAATCGTTCCAAATCACTTGTAGAGCGAAACCCCCGAACAATTTTACATCTAAGCAAATTAATTCCACCGTATCTTCATCTAAATATCTTGAAATATCTAAGCTAGAACCTGTGTTTTTTAACCCATTTGCGTACATAAAATTTACAAATGAATTTATAATACTTTGATTTGTAGGGCTATCATCGTAAGCGTCTCTTAACGTTTTGTAATTAGAATTGTTTTTACCGTTACATACGGCATTCATTCCATTTTGTGTAACTAATGGGTTAATATCAATAGGTTGCCACGCTGACATCTTCACAACATCATTACTCATTGAATGGATGTTATTTTCTTCTTTTACTGCCATCTTTTGGTATCTTGAGTTTGTGAACTATAATTTTGAACATCCGTACCATTTTTTAAAAAAATAATTTTGCCCTTATAAACTATCTCGCTATTCGAAGTAATAGTAAAGGCATAATTTTGTCCCTCGGTAAATAACGAGGTGTTTAAAATTGTAACTTGATTATTACTAACAACATTTTCAACTTCTAATCCTTCATCAAAAGTTAAAATAGCTGAATTAAAAGTAAATCGAGGAACGAATTTAAAAACAGTAGTATTTGGCGTGATTACTTTCATATTTTAAGGTAAAAAAGGCGGGATTAACCGCCCTTTATTATTAATATGCTAGTGTAGAAGCTAGCAACTGAGCAACTGCTGGCTCTGTTAGCCAATATTTACGAAAACTTTCACTTTCTTCAGTTGAAATAGTAATAGTAACCCCATCTAAATCTCCATCTTGTCCGCCTGTTGTGTCTGCAACAGATGAAATCATACATCCGTATTGACTACCAATAGCAAAAACATCTCCGTTTTTCATTTCTAAGAATCCTACGAACTCAGTTTTGGTAATTTGATCGATTACCTCAGCTAATGTTACGTTATCTAATCCATTACTAGGAATCAAAACTAAAGGTAGTTCGCCTTTACGTCCACTTGAACGGGTATCCATATTTTGCGTAAGCGTGTCGGTGTAGTTTGTAGCTGTGTTTTTAACATCAAATCTAGCTATTTTCGCTCCTGTTGGTAAAGTTGCATTTAACATATAAGTAGGTAACGTAACTACTCCGCCAGCTGTTGTTGCAACTCTTTCTAAAGATTTGAATGTGATAATAGATAATGATCTAATACCTACTTTTTTCTTAACACAATTAAGATTGCGTGATTTTGTTAGTGCGATTGTACACATAATTTTAAGGTATTAAAGGGGTATTTCTACCCCTGATTAATATTATCCAACGTATAATACATTGAATTTTTGATTTGCAACGTGCGCACCGATTGAAAGTACAGATTTAATAAACATATCTTCTCTGTTTTCTGCAATCTTATCAATTTTCATTGTGTTGTTATCGTTTGCTAAATCAGTTACCCAAAATAAATGAGATTTTAAAGCAACAATAATAACATTGTTGGGAGTTGGAACAAACTCAATTAAAAGCCCATTAAAATAAAATTCTGTAGCTGCTGGGTTTACGTCAAAAGGTTTATTAAAATCACTTACTACGTTGTTAGCTGCCACAATTATTTGCTTAATGTTTTTAGGAGCATAAATAATTGGCTGTTCTGTACTTGCTAAAACCTCAGCTGGAATAGCTGCATAAATTTTGTCAAACTCTGCCTTTACATTAGCCGCTGTAATAGTAGTACCTGCAATTTTTATACGCGTTCCTAAAGATGGTGTTTGCGTAGCGTTAGAATCATTGTAAATCATTTTAACTAATACACCGTCAATTTGTGATGCTGTTAAAGCTGCTACTGCTGTTTTTTCTGCCGCACCTACTGCATTATTTGCTGCCCCAGCCGTTAAAGCTGCTACTGCTGTTTTAGTTGCTGCTGTTGCACCGTTCCAAAATTCATTTTCTAAAGCTAAAGACATTTTTTTAGCATAAATACCACCGATTACAATTCTTTCAAACTCTGAACTCATGTTATTCCAAGCACCTGCCTGCATATCTCTTTTGAAGCGAGAAAAACGCAAATTATCAGGACAAAACTCTTGATAGAACATTGCTTTTTTAGGTGTAACAACCGAATCAAAAGCACTTAAAGCACCTGAACTTGTTGGTAATCCGCAAACAAATTCTTGAAGAGTAGCCGTAGCACTTGCCTCTGTAAAAATTGTTTCCGCCTTAACATCTGTTTCAAACGTAACTAATCCTTTTGAGATTGTTTGGTTTTCGAATAAAATCTCTTCGATAATAGGCTCTGCTGCTACGCCTCTAATATCTACTTTACTGTAAGTAATTGCCATATTTTTTGTGTTTAATTATTAATTTTTACTTTGTTGCTCTGAACTTTTCTAAAGGAGTCATTTTACTATAATCTTTTTTTTCTGCTGGAACATCTGCCAATTTTTGGCTAGACATCTTTACTGCTTTATAACTGTCAAAAGCCTTTGTAACTTCTTCAAGTTGCGTGCTCATTAAAGTAGCGTCGTTTTCGTTTTTAGCTTTTTCAGCTTCTAAGTCGTCGATTTTCTTTTGCAACTCTACAATAGTAGCCTGTGCAATTTCTAGCTCACTTGGTTCTGTTGGCACTTCTTCCGCCATTTCTTCGGGTTCTTTCTCCGCTTCAACCTCCGCTTCTGGGGTCTCTACTTCTGGCTTTTCATCATCACTAATGGCACTCATTAGGATAGCCTTGAAATCTTCCAATTTTTCTAAGATTGTTTTTTTCATATTAATTCTACTAAATTTAGAGATAGGACTATCCTTATCTTCTTCCGTATCTAAGTGTCCCTCAATAGAGAGACCTTGCAATAATTGATTTTGTATTTTATTTAAAATATCTTCGCTTTCACATTTATATCCCATAATCCAAGTGCCTTGTTTTTGTAACGGCATTCCTAAAGCTTTGCTCTTGTCATTTTCAGGGTCTGTAACAATCCAACTTTCTACAGGATAAACCCCCTCGGTATCTGTGTCTTGATGCTCTATGTTTGTGTTAGCGTTTCCATTTTGTTTAAAATAGTTATTAGCTAATTGCTCAACTGTTTCCGCATCATAGTAAACTAAATACTTTTCGCCTGTGTTCGGGTCTA